AGGAGCGGGAGTGGCGTCGTTGCGCCCCGGACTGGAAGAAATCCACGATCCAGCAGAAGCTGGATGCGTTCACCTACTTCTGCTCGAAGTACTGGTGGATCCGCCACCCCGAGCGAGGGCGGATCCGCTTCGATCTGTTCGATGCCCAGGTCGAGTCGGTGGACATGTGGTTGCGCGATCGCTACTCGATCTTGTTGAAGGCCCGCCAGATCGGATTCTCGACCCTCGTGTCGACGTACTGCTTCTGGCTGACGTTCTTCTACGGGGATCGAGTCATCATCATGCTGTCCAAGACCGAGCGCGATGCCGTGAAGCTGTTGGAGAAGGCCAAGTACGGAGCTCGGTTCCTGCCGGACTGGATGAAGTTCCGTGGTCCGGTCATGTCGATCAACCAGACCAAGATGGCCTTCTCCAACGAGTCGTACCTGGAATCGTTGCCATCGGCATCAGACCCCGCTCGGGGCGAGACCGTTCATCTCGTCGTGGTGGACGAGTTGGGTCTGTTGCCGAATAGCGAGGAGGCATGGGCAGCGATCGAGCCCATTGCCGACGTTGGTGGCCGGGTGATCATGCTCGGCACCGCCCATGGCGAGGGCAACCTGTTCCACAAGCTGTGGGTGGGTAGCCAGACCAAGACCAACCAGTTCAAGGGACTGTTCCATCCGTGGTGGGCGGGCGACCGCGATCAGGACTGGTACGACGACAAAGTTCGCAACCTGCCCGACTGGCAGGTCGCTCAGGAGTACCCCTCCGATCCCGATGAGGCGTTCCTGCGTTCGGGTCACCCGGTGTTCAACATCGACGCTCTGCTGGCGCTGGAATCGATGACCCCGCGGTCAGGGTTCCTGACCAACGACAACGGGCTGTTCACCTTCGATGACCGAGGTGGGCCGCTCAAGGTGTGGGAGGAGCCCGATTCCTCGATGCGCTACGTCATCGGGGCCGACGTGGCCGAGGGCCTCGAGCACGGGGACTTCTCAGTGGCTCAGGTCATCGAGGCCAAGACTCGCCGGGTCGTCGCCTGCTACTGCGCCCGGATCGATCCCGACCTGTTCGGCAGCGACATCCTGTTCAACCTGGGTAAGTGGTACAACCAGGCTCTGATCGGGGTCGAGTCCAACAACCACGGACTCACTACCAACAAGGCCCTCCACCGGGTCTATTACCAGCCGCTGTACAAGCAGCGGCAGATCAACCGCGTAGGTGGCAATCCACCTACGGATGTCCTCGGGTGGCGTACTACTTCCATCACCAAGCCCGTCTGCATAGACGAGTTGAACCGGGAGCTTCGGGACGGGGGGCTTGCGGTCTACGACTCCGACACTATTACCGAGCTCCGCCAGTTCGTCCGGGAGGGCGACGGCAAGATGCACGGCTCACCGTTCGATGACCGGGTGATGGCGCTGGCGATCGCCGCCCAGATGTTGAAGTACGTGTTCTTGCGCGAGTACCAGCCGCTGAAGGAGCCGCCGCCGGGCACCTTCGGATGGTTCGAGAAGATGATGTTCGGCGAGATGGCCAAGGACCTGACCAAGACCAAGCAACGCGCCCCGATCGGGGCGCACTTCACCAGGAGTAGATGATGGCAGTAGCCCGGATGCACAAGCAGCGGACCGTGCTGCGCGAGAACATGCGCTGGGATCGCCAGCGCCCGATCACCCGCGGGGGTGCCCCCGTTGAGGTGGTCCCGGCGACGGGGGCCATCGCTGGTACTCCGGGGACTTGGACGCCGCCAGGATCGACGCCGCCCGCAACGAATCAGGACCTTGGCGGGATCACCGCTACGCCGACCACGCCCTGGACGGTTGGTCAGAACGTGGTCTGCGGGGATGCTTCGACGGCCCACTGGAATGGATCGGCGTGGGCGGCGGGAGCCGCCACGTGATCTGTACGTCGTGCTGCCTGAAAGATGCTGAACCCGGCAGCGATGAATGTTTCCGCTGCCGGGTCCAGACCGTGGGGTTCCAATTCCGCGGTGGCGGTGGATATACCCGCCAGATGTTCCACGAACACACCATCGAGTCCCGGCGCGCCGAGATTCTCGGTGACCGCGTACTCGGCGTGGATGCCGTCCCCTCCTCCGAATTCGGGTGGTGATCCATGAAGCAGGCCGACCTGTTGAAGTTCATGCGCTCGGAGGTGGACCGCTCCAAACGGTGGCGGGACAACGAGGATATGGACGATCTGTGGAAGCGGATGATCGACCTGTACCGGGGCAAGCACTACGAGGGGTCGTCGGGTAGCGACCGCTTGGTGGTCAACATGATGTTCGCCACCAAGAACATCATCGCCCCGGCGGTGGCGATCAACAATCCACGCTTCGTCATCAACGCTCGCAAGCCCGAGAACGCTCCGATGGCGGTGATCGTGGAGGAAGTCTTGAACTATCTCTGGCGCTGCCACCACTACCAGGACGAGATCCGTCTGGCCGTGGACGACTGGATCGTGGCCGGGCACGGCTGGATCAAGACCGGCTACAAGTTCAACAAGGAACCGGTGGCCAAGAAGGTTCCTGACTCTGACATCGAGAACTCCGAGAACCCCGTCGATGGGGCGACCACCGAGGAGGGAATCGATGACCGGGCCCCGGTGCCAGGCAACGTCGAGACCGAGATGGTCATCACCGACGATCGTCCGTTCCTCGAACGGATCTCGATCTTCGACATGTTCGTGGACCCCGATGCCCGACACATGAAGGAGATCCGCTGGATCGCTCAGCGCACCTGGCGAGCGCTGCAGGACGTGCGGGTGGACGAGCGCTACGACACCAAGGCCCGCAAGGCAGCATCGGCGACGAGTTGGTCGCGCTGGGACTCGGCCGATGCTGATGGCCGGGACAGCGACACCATGCCCGATCAGGGGGCGGTGAGCTACTGCGAGGTGATCGAGTTCTACGACGTACGCCGCAAGATCGTCGCCACCTTCGCGATGAACGGGGACAACTCCGAAGATGGCAGCAACGTCAAACAAGGTGGGTTCCTGATCCGCCCGGATGAGATGCCCTACGCCTTCGGGCACCCGTTCTTGATGCTGCGCAACTACGAGGTGCCGGACAACTTCTACCCGATGGGCGAGCTCGAGTCGATCGAGTCACTTCAACTCGAGCTCAACGAGACCCGTACCCAGATGATCAACCACCGCAAGCGCTTTGCCCGCAAGTGGGTCTACTCCCGAGACATGTTCGATGAGGATGGGGTGCGGGCATTGGAGTCCGACGTCGACAACACGATGATCCCGATCCTGGGGGACGCCAACCCGTCCAACTACATCGCCCCGCTGCCCTCGATCGGGACGCCGCCGGACTTCTACAACCAGTCCGAGACGATCACCAATGACATCAATACCGTCGCCGGGGTCAGCGATTACATGCAGGGGGCGGCATCGCAGTCGATCAACCGTTCGGCCACCGAGGCGGCGATGATCCAGGACGCGGCCAATGCTCGCAGCCGGGACAAGCTGACCAAGATCGAGTCGTTCCTCGCCGATGCGGGCGAGCGGATCATCCTGCTGATGCAGCAGTACCTCACCGGGGACCACGTGGCCCGGATCACTTCGGTCGCTGGGCGGGCGTGGGTCAACTACGACGCCGACTACTTGCAGGGCTCCTACGACTTCGAAGTCGAAGGCGGCTCCACCGAACCGCTGAACGAGACCTTCCGTCGCCAGTCCGCGCTGCAACTGGTGGATGCCATGGCGCCCTTCGTCGGGGCTGGTGTCGTGAACCCACTTGGGTTGGCACGGTACGTGTTGCAGTACGGCTTCAACATCAAGGATCCCTCCCAGCTGCTCAACGGTCCAGTGGAACAGCAGATGCAGCAGGCGGGTGTGCCGCCAGAAGAAGCGGTTCCCGGCGAGGAGTCGATGCTGCCGCCGGGCGCGCCGTCATCGATGGCCGAGCTCGGTTCTCCCGAACCGGTTCCTGCCGAGTTCGGTGGCGGACCCCCGATCGAACAGATGCCCATGGGCGGGCCTCAGATTCCACCGGAGTTGATGGCCCAGATGGCTGGTCCATAGCCAGCTTGACCAGGGGTGGTACAAATAGGCCAGGCACTCGAGCAACCGAAAGGACTCATACGTGTCGGACTACAACCCCTTTACGGACGAAGGGGACACTGGTCCTGTCGATAGCGGTCCCGAACCAGGGGTAGCCGAGGGAGACGGACAACCCACCGAACCCGCACCCGAGGAGGTATACGAACCTCGGGACTACCTGGACCTCGATGAAGTCGGAAACCGATACGTCTCCGTCAAAGTTGATGGCCAGGTGGAGGAAGTGCCCCTCCGTGAGGCACTTCAGGGATACAGCCGCACGGCCGACTACACCCGGAAGACCCAGGAAGTAGCGGAGAAGGCCAAGCAGGCCGAGTACGCCCTCGCCGTCCAGCGAGCATTGCAAGCTCAGCCCGAGGAGACACTCCGTCTCCTCGGCCGTCAGTACGGCGTCAACTTCGAGTCGCAATCGCCACCGCCAGCACCCCCGTCATATCCGGGGAGCCGGTGGGAGCAGCCGTCCTACGACGATGGCGGCTACGACGAAGACGATCCCTATGCCGATCCCGTTCAGAAACGCCTCAACGCCCAAGATCGAATGCTGAGTCAGATCCAGCAGCAGATGGAGGAGCGGGAGGCGAACGAGACCTTGCGTGCGGCTGTCGGTGGGCTCCAAAGGAAGTACCAGCTGGATGAGACCACCGTCCAAGAAGTCGTATCGACCGCCCTGCAAGCCGGAATGGGACCAGGCGCGTTCGAGATGATCTACAAGAACATCGCATTCGACCGAGCTCAGCGGGCTCGAGAACTGGCGATGCAACAGCGGACCGAATCCGACGCCGCTCGCCAGGCGGCTAAGGCTCGTGGTCAACAGCTAGTGGGGTATGGGGGATCAGCCGCTGCGGCTGGTGGCCCACCTCCGGTGCCTCCCGAGGGACAGCCCATTTCCCTCACGGAGGCTTTCGAAGCGGCCTGGGACCAACACACCAGGTAGTTCGGGCCTCCGTCTCCTAACAAGGACGGCCCGTGGCAGGTAACCCACAGCACATCCCGGTCAACTGGGACGACATCTTGTCGACCACGATGCACAACTACCGCAAGACGTTGACCGACAACATCTTCAACGGCCGACCGCTGTTGAACTACTTCATGTCCAAAGGGCGAGTGCGCACCATCGATGGTGGTGTCAGCATTGTCGAGCCCGTGATCTTCGCCGAGGGTGAGGCGGGCAGCTACTCCGAGTGGCAGCAGCTGACCATCACTCCCCAAGAGGGCATCTCGTCGGCGCAGTACCCATGGCGTCAGGTGTACGCCACGATCGCCATCTCCGGTTTGGAGGAGGCCCAGAACAATGGCAAGGCCCAGGCGATCAACCTCTTGGAGGCCAAGGTCATGCAGGCGGAGGAGACCCTCCGCAATCGGATGTCCAAGCAGCTGTACGGCACGCTCGCCGCGCCGGACCCGAACAAGGATTTCCTCTCCCTCGATGCGGTGATCGATGACACCGCTCCGGTGGGTGGCATCGATCCAGCTGTGGCGGGCAACGGATGGTGGGCGTCGTTCGTGGCTGACGTCGGAGCGGTGGATGCGACCGGCCTCGAGGCCGCGCTGTCCAACGCCTACCACGTCTCGTCGGACTCCGGGTCGGATCGCATCGATGCGATGTTCACCGGCCAGGGCGTGTACGAGTTCTACGAGTCCACGCTCACCCCGCAGGTCCGCTACACCGACACCAAGACGGCGAACCTCGGCTTCATGAACCTGCTGTTCAAGCAGACGCCGATCTACTGGGACTTCGACTGCCCGGTGGGAGTGGTCTACGGGATCAACTCCAAGTACGTCGGACTGGTCATCCACTCCCAGCGGAACTTCGCCCAGACCCCGTTCTCCAAGGGTCTGTCGGGGAACATGGCGTCGGCCAACGCGACGACCGGCGTGGCATCCAGCGTCGATGCCCGGTACAGCTTCATCACCACCTACGGAAACCTCACCACCCGGCAGCGGCGTCGGCTGTTCAAGCTCACGAACGTGTCGGCGGCTCCGTAGGAATCGTTTCAGCGCTGAAAGGACTCGTCATGAGCGACGTTGGCCCGTACGGGTTCACCGACCGCGCCAGCGATCAGGGCGTGACGGCCAATCAGATGGTTGGGGAGAGGGCCGGGTCGACAACGGCAAACGCGACATCGCCGACGTCGACACCGGCCTTCCTCTCCACCGCTCCGTACAACCCGCGGTACGGCAAGGAGGACCGCAAGTTCATGTGCCGGGGGAAGAACAACACCTGCCGGGCTTACCGAGTGCGGGGCACGGAGTGGTGCGTCTTCCATCGACCCGCGGAGGATGAGTGAACCTTCAGAACCTCCGCGACTACATCCGCGTCCAGCTGGACATGGACGAGGAGGAGCTCCCCAATGCCCTGTTGGACTCCTACCTCCACGAGGCCTACCTGCGCACGATGTCGATGGAGCGGCGGTGGCCATTCTTCGAGACCTACTTCGAGGTGGCCAACACCCCTGATGCCGACCTAGTGGCTCTGCCCGCGGAGTGTGACGAGAACCAGATCATCAGCCTGATCAAGCTGCCCGAGAACATCCGGCTGATCCAGATCGCTCCCGAGATGGGCGATGATCGCTTCACCGGAACCGATGCCACCTCGAATGCTCCCGTCTACTACTCGATCTGGGGCAATGCCATCAGCCTGTGGCCCCGGCCCTACCCCGACGTGACGACGAACTTCCGTATTCGCGGGTACCGCAAACCGACCAACTGGGTCGCCCAGGGATCGAGCGCCGAAGTGGATGCTGACCCTCGGCTGCACATCCTGCTGGCCCACTACGCCATCGCTCTGTGCTACGCCCAGCAGGAAGATGAAGTTCTCGAAGACGTCTACATGAAGCGGTGGCAGGCCTCCTTCGCTGCCGCTCGCTCGGCTATCTGTGGGCCGCGCCATCACCGTCCCCTTGTCCTCAACGGGGGGCTGATGGTGGGGACCGTTGCACCCGATCTCGCCTGGAACCTGCCGACCTGATGCCGAACCGTCTCGAGCCCGTCAACTTGGTGGACTTCACAGGCGGCCTCAATCTTCGTTCCAACCAGTTCCAGCTGACTCCCAACGAGTCACCGGAGATGGTCAACATCAACATCGATCCTCTCGGTGGCTTCTATACCCGCCTGGGCTGGGAACGGTGGAACGAGGACGACATCGTTGACGTCGAGACGGTGGAGTGGGATCCCCGCCGGGCGTTTCTCCATCAACTCTCGGACGGATCTGACGTGGTGTACGTGGCGGCGAGCGGCGGCATCTACTGGGCCCGAGAGGACGCGGTGTTTGCGGGCCCACTGCCCCCGGTCGCTGAAGCCGATCCCCACATGGCCGACTTCGCTGCCTGGGGCGATGACTTGTACGTCAGCGTCGGCCATACCCAGCCGATGTGGCGTCGGACCGGGGTCGGCACGATGACGTCGCTGACACCGGGTGGCTCGGCGACGTGGAACGACGAGTACACCGCACCCGCTGGGACAGTCGGCCCCCAGGCCGAAGTGAACGAGCCCCATGGGGGCTACCTGTTTGCCGCCAACACCCAAGAGGATGGGCTCTGGCATCCCAACCGGGTGCGCTGGTCGCATCCCAACCGCCCCGATAACTGGGCCTCGACCGACTACATCGATATTGGTACCGGGGGGTCACAGATCACCGGGATGATGAGCTACGAGGATCACCTGCTGATCTTCAAGAACGACTCGATGTGGGCGTTGTATGGCTACGACCTGGATTCGTGGCAGTTGGTTCAGAAGTCATCCACCATCGGGGCCGTTTCGCCCCAGGGGATCACCCGCAACGAGGCCACGGTGTTCTTCTTCTCGGCGTCAGACCGTGGGGGGATCTACGCCTACGGCGGTGAACGTTCTCAGGAGATCAGCATCCAGCTGCGGCGCGCCTTCTTCGAGATCCTTCATCCCGACTTGGTGTGGGTCGGGTGGATCGGCCGCAAGCTCTACGTCACCCTGCCGTGGAACTACGCGGGTCCGACCGCCAACAACTACGGCGTGTTCGTCTTCGATCCCTCGGTGGGCGATGGGGCCTGGACATTCTTCCACTCCACGCATGGGAGCATCGGGCCGATCGTGGCCCACTCCAACGTGGACAGCCAGCCCTATCCGTTGGCGGTGGTCCGCGAGACCGATACCGCTTGCGTGGTCCAGTTGATGAAGATCAACGATGCCTACGACAAGATCCACCAGGAACACTCGCTGGGGACGAGCACCGGGGGCTACCTGGTCACCGATACCGATGCCGAGATCTTGCTCACGGGTGAGATCAACCACGAGCCCTTCGACACCGTGTACCGCACTCCGTGGATCACCGCCGAATGGCCCACTCGCAAGAAGTCCTGGCGACGGCCCGACTTCGTGTGCCGCGAGACGGGCTTCACTCATCAGCTGGCGGTGCGGTCGTATCGGGATTACGAGGAGACCCAGCCCAAGCGGCAGTACAGCCTGCAGGTTCCCTCGACTGGGGCTGAGGCTCGCTGGGGTGCGTTCACCTGGGGTGACGGCACGATTTGGGGTGCGGGGAAGTCGGGGGCATCGATCCGGCGGGGTTCGAGCTTCGGAATGTGTCGGGCGTTGCAGCTGCGGGTGGCTGGCGCGACCCCGCTGCACAAGTGGGGGGTCGACGCCATCATCTTGAAGATCGTGCTCAGGAGGTTCCGCTGATGCTCGTGCTGCCCAATGACATCGAGAACGAGACCCCAGCTGATGCGGTCGAAGTCGAGCAGAACTACAACGTCATCGAGCAGTACATCAACTCCGCCGTCATCACTCGCGATGGCACGGTAGCGATGCAGGCGCCGTTGCAGTTGTTCGGCGATCCGCTCTCGGCCGATGACGCGGTGCGTAAGTCCTACGTTGATGCAATCCTGCCGATCGGGATCATCTTGCCCTATGGCGGTGCGGTCGCTCCCGCTGGCTCATGGGCGTCGTGCAACGGGGCGACGGTGCAGACTTCGGTATACCCGAAGCTGTTCGACGTGCTGGGGTACCGCTTCGGGGGTTCGGGTGGATCGTTCATGCTGCCCAACCTGGCGGGGAAATTCCCGGTGGGGTATTCCTCATCGGCGACCAACTTCAACACGGTGGGCAAGGCGGGTGGTACCTGGGATGTGCCGGTGCCTCAGCACGCTCACGCCATGCCGCACTCCCACACGATTGCTCACACCCACACCATCAACCACGATCACGGCACCGTGAACACATCCAGTGCCTCGGTGAGTAGCAGCAATCTGTGGGTCAACAACACCTCGGGTGGTGGCGACATCCCCGGACAGCAGGGGAGTCCCAACGCCCTGTCGGCTGGGTCCAGCCACTACCACTCGGTCAACTTGCCCAGCTACAGCGGGAGCTCCGGTGGGGCATCGACTGGTTCATCGGGTGGTAGCTCGGCGGCCAACACTTCCAACGCCGGAACGGCTAGCGCCGATCACGTCTCGCCCTACCTCACGCTCTTGTTCGTCATCAGGGTGGGGTGATGTCCAACAGCTACGTCGACCCCGGCTACTACGAGAGCCAGCGCCGCGGTGTTCAGAGCCAGTACGCCGCGCAGATGGCGGCCAACACCTACGGCCGCTTCGTCTCTCAGCAGCGGGGGCAGCGCGAGCTCAACGACATGACCCGTGGGTTCCAGCGCGGCTTTCCTTCCTACTCGGCGCAGTTTGGCCAACGGGGAATTGGCCAGGGCGGCATCCAGTCCGGAGTGATGCAGAAGGCGATGGGCAACTACCTCGGTGACTATCAGCGGGAGTTCTCCCGTGGCACCCAGGACCTGACCGAGGAGCTCCGCCAGTTCGACCTGCAGCGGACCCAACTTACCTCGGACCGCAACTCTGCGCTGGCTGACATCAAGATGGCCAAGGCCAAGGAGATCGCCTTCGCTGCCCAGAACATCGAGGCGTTGAAGCAGATCCTGGGAGGTTTGTGATGGTCTCGTACTCCGACCTGTACTCCTCGAAGAAGTACAACCCCACGGGCGTGGTGCCGACGTCATCGATGCCGGGTGCATCGCGTGGGTCCTATGCCTGGTCATCCATCGTTCCCGCTTCTCAGCGCAGGACCGACGATGCCTACGGCGCCTACCACGCCTTCGTCGGGGACTGGAACGCCAACGAAGCAGCGATGGCCCAGCAGCAGCCCGGCATCCCCGGATCGCCCGGCTCGGGTGGCAGTGGTGGCGGCTGGGGTGGCGGTGGCGGGGGCGCCGCGGCCATGTCTCAGGCTCAGTGGGACGCCATGCTCCGCGTGCTCGGGACCCGCCCGCCCGACCTGGATCTGCGGCGACAGAACTTGGCCCCGTTCCGGGGTCGGAACATCTCTCCGTTCCAGGGGCAGTTGTACAACCGAATGCAGCAGCGACTGACCCAGGGGGCGGCGGCCGACCGGGCCACCGTGGAACGCCAGATGAGCCAGCTGTCGTCGCAGCTGAAGTCGGGCTACTCCAATCCCTACCAGAGCGCTGCCTACGCCACGAACCCGGTGATGCGCGGGGAGATGCAGGCGCTGATGCAGAACACTGGGGCGAACCCGCTGTCCAACACCTATGCCGAGGCGGTCAACGCCGAGAACGCTTATGCCCAGAACTCCGATGCCGCCTTCGGCAATCTGCTGTCGGTGCTCGGGGCGGCCAACCAGGAGGAACAGACGTCTCGGTTGGCCGAAGTCGGTATGAACAGGGTCGAGGCGCAGAATCGGATCGCTGCCGACGAGCTCGCCCTGGGGACCGGGATCGATCTGGCCCGGGGCAAGGCGAAGGAGGCCTGGCAGGTCCGAGCCGACGAGCGCAAGTACCAGAACACGCTCACCCGCCAGCAGTGGAACCGTGAGGAGCGGATGCGGAACCAGGATCTCCGCAACCTCGAGCGGACGACCGAGTACAAGACTGGGGTCGATCTGCAAAACACCCGGATCCAGGCTCTGTTGGACATGCTCGGTGCCTCCACCGGGGCCAAGATCGACTTTGGTGGGATCGCCAAGCTGATCCAGGGCTGGGGTGGCACGACCACCCCGGCGGGTCGGGCTGGGCGTAAGGCCGGGGCCAAGGGTGGGGGGAAGCCGAAGCTCGGGAAGGGCAAGCTCCACGCCGGTAAGGGTGGTGGCGGCAAGGGCAACAAGGGGAAGGGCTGATGGCTTGGGATTGGGATGAGGGTCCGACTCCCGCGATGCAGCGGGCCCAGATGAACTTCGTGCTCGGGCAGGCTCCCGGTGGTGGCATCTATCAACCCGGCTTCTCTCAACAGCAGTACGGGCTGTTCGGTCAGAACGTCCCCATGGGGTCAGACGCCCTGGACTGGGAGAAGGATGCGACCAACCTGGTCCAGGACCAGATCGCCATGCTCTCGGATCCGATGACGGCGATCCTGTCGGGCGCGGGCGGGTTCGCTCCCGAAGCCTGGGAACCCACCGTCACCTACGAGCAGGTGCCTCGACCGGGTTACGATTTCCTCTCCCGCCAGATTCGCAAGGCCCCTGTCACCGACCCCACCACCGGCCAGCCGGTACTTGATCCCAACACTGGCCAGCCGGTGGTGGGGCCCGCGGCAGAGCAGACCTTCTCGGGCTACGTGGCCGACGAGATCATCAACCAGGGCGGCTCATCCACCACGGCGATGGCCAAGATCAAGACCCTCATCCAGGGCTGGGATGAGCAGGGCGTGGGCCAAGACCCCGAGCATCCCGAGTACGCCAAGTACCAGATGTTGACTAACTCCCTGCCCTCGATGCAGAGCGAGTTTGAAATCCTCGGCCAGCCCGGGGCGAAGCCGACGATCGACTGGATGACGGCACAGAACGATGCCGAGATGTGGGAGATCGCTTACCACGAAGACCCCAAGCCGGGCCCAGCGTCATCAGCGATTTACGACGAGGAGGGCAACGTCGTCTCTGAGAGCGGAGGCGGGGTCAACGAGGTCCGCTACGACGATGCGGGCAACCAGATCCTCGTCCAACGCCACGAGGAGCCGACTCCGACGATGGAGTTGTTCTCCGAGTTCGGCCTGCCCATGCCGACCGATGTCTATGAGACGTCGGACTTCATGGGCCCGGACTGGGCTGCTCAGAACGAGGCATACAACGCCGCCCAGGGTGAGTACAAGCAGATGGGCCGGACGATCCAGCAGGGCGGGGAGCTCCCTGGCGGCATCCAGTGGCCCGGTCGCCGGGAGATGCGCGAGACCCGCCGGGCGGTGAACCAGGCCGAAGAAGATTGGCGGTCGGCGAAGGATCTCTACGAGCAGTCGATTCGCACCCCGGCTGCTGCTGCTGGTCTCGCCGAAGCCACGACCGGTCCCGAACTGAATTGGGATCTGATGCCCCCGGAGTGGGCGGCGAAGCACGCGGCGCAGAAGCGGGCGGCGATCGACAAGGCGTTGCGGGTGGGCGAGGGTCCAGTGAACGCGACCGGGACCGTGGAAACGGGTGGTCGCCTGATGGGCATCGATCCGCTGCGGATGCTGAACACCGCTGGCGGGATCGCTCGCAACCCTGCCGGGGCAACGACCGCCGCGGTCAGCCGGGGCGCTTACACCGCACCCGGCGCAACGATTGCCTCGATGCTCAAGCGGGCCCTGGGCATGGCGGGGACCGGCGGCGGTGAGGGCGAGGGTGAAGACAACCTCACGCCTGCTCAGCGCGAGCTCTACAACGAGGTCAACGAGAAGTACCGCACGTACAAGAAGGGGAAGAAGGCACTCGGCCAGGCTCGGGACGTCTACCAGGGGTTGCAGGAACAGCGCACCGGGTTGCGCGAACAGCTGGGAGGGGCGCGCAACGAGCTCTACGGTGCCGACTACGGCCACGCTTTGGCGGCTTCGATGATCCTCAATCAGCAGGGCCGCACGCCCTACACCGATGCCCTGATGCAGCGGCGGATGGTGCCGATGGCGATGGGGGTCCAGCCCCAGGCCTGGACCGGGTACTGATGGCCAACCCCCTCGAGTGGATTGCTCAGGTACGTCAGCGCGACCTGCAGCGCCCCAGTTCGGGGGTTTCGTATTACAGCCCGGCTCAGCCGATCCGGCCAACCGGGAGCCTGGCTACCTCGGGGACAGCTAACCGCATACTGTCCGGCGGTGCCCCACAGGTACCGGCCTACGGTGGGGGGACACCGAGCTTCCAGGGTGCTGGTCCCCAGCTGGGACAGCCGACCGAGACCCAGGTGCCCCAGCAGTTGCTCGGACCCGAGGGCCAGCCGATCACGGGGTCGGCTCCACTCCAAGGCGGGTCGCTGATCGACCAGGCGTTGGCCGCGTCCAAGCAGTACGAGGCCCAGGCCCAGCCGCCACCAGCCGCTGGTTGGCGAGGCGTGCTCGGTACGGCGGTGAACAACCCTGTGGGCAAGGGCATCATGGGCGCCCTCAACGTGCTGGACATGCCCCGGCGGGCGGTGGTTTCCACGGTGCAGGAAACCGTGGACGCGATCAACGGTGGCGATGCCAGCTTCAGCGACTGGGCTGAGCAGTTCAACGACCCCAGCTTCGGTTTCGGCGATGTGGTCGGCTCGACCGGGAGCATCTGGGCTGATCGGCTGATCGGGCTGGCCGGTGATGTGCTGCTCGATCCGATGACCTACGTCGGTGGCTCGGCGGTGCACGCCGGGGCTGGACGGGCGGCGCGCATCTCCGCCGGGTCGCGAGCGATCGCCGAGGGCTTCGGCGAAGACGTGTCCTCCCAGCTGGCTCGCTACGGCTACTCGGCAATGGACAACGACATGCGGGCCCAGTTGCGTCGAGCCGGGCATGTCATCGAAGACCAGGGGTGGCGCTTCCGCCTGCCCGGCCAGAAGACCGGGGTCATGATCCCCGGGACCCAGGGACTCGATGCGGCGATGGGCAGGCTCGGGGCAGGCGTCCGGGCGGGCACCTACAAGATTCCCGGCATGTCCAGGTTGCGCTCTTGGCGTACGCCCGAGGGGCTCACCGCGGCTTACGAGAAGCTGATCACCGGGCGCGGGTCGATGTCGATCACCGAAGCGGGCGAAGTGATCAACCGCCACGAGGCCCACAAGATCGCCGCCAACACGGTGCAGGCCCGGCTCAAGCAGGAGGGCTTCAACCTCCGCAGCAAGTACACCGCCGAAGACCTGACGGCGATGATGAAGCAGGCCGAGATCGATGGCGGTACCGAGCTCAACGCCTTCTTCGAGTCGGCCGAGAAGATGGGCCAGGAATACGGCCTCTACTTCCACGGCCGCAAGAAGTACATCCCCCACCTGGTGACCCAGGACTTCGTGAAGTGGATCAATGGTGAGACTCCCTCGGCTCGAGCCTTCAAGTCCGAGCTCTCGATCGGCAAGGAGATCGAGGAAGTCTCACCGGCCCTGATGGAGCGCAAGCTCATTGCCCGCGACGAGCCCTACACGATCATGGGCCAGAAGTTCCATGTCCCGAACGGGACCATCGATGAGTGGAACTCCGAGTTCGCTCGGCTGTTCCCCGATCAGCCGTTCAAGATGATGGACGACAACATCGACTCCATCATGGCCCGGTACATCCTGGGCTATGCCGATGACGTCGGGGTGGTGGCGGGGGCCAAGCACCTGGTCAATTCGAAGTCCGGGCTGACTCGTGGCTTCAACGACGAGGAGGCGCTCAAGGAAGTCATCGATGAGGTGGCCACCACCCGGATGAACGATGCCGCGGCCAACTTGCTGCGGACCCAGCTGAAGGGTGTCCAGAACGCGGCCCGCCAGATCCGCGACGACACCTTCAAGGGAGTGTCGGGGATCCAGGGCCTGCTCGGGGTGGAACTCCGCTCAGCTGTCGATGAGATCACCACCCTGTCCGAGCAGCACCGCAACTACCTCAACGATCTGCTGTTGCGGGAGGAGGAACTCGGTCAGCAGATCGGCCCGCGGGGTGTGCAGCTGCCCGAGGCCACCGGCACCAAGCCACTTGTCCCTCAGCCCACCCTCGGACCGGCGATCGGACCACCATCTTCTACTGGCGTAGTGATGACGGCTCCGCCCGAGATCCGGCTGCCCAACGGCAGGGTGATCCGGGAAGGCGGCCCGGCGTCCGCCTGGCGGCCACCCGCCCAGCGGGGCTCGATCGAAGCGGCCTTCGATGAGGCGGCAGCGGTCATCAACACCAAGATCTTGGGCTACGACCAAGAGATCGCCCGGATCAACAAGGAGATGCTGGACGCCCAGAAGGTGTACAGCCAGGTCGAGACCGCCACCCGCGGGCGGCGGATGGCCGACGTGGAGAATGTCCGCCGGGTCCGGGACAAGTGGAACGCCATCGTCCAGACGAGGGCTGCCGCCGAGCTCGACCGCAACGCCATCTACGCGATCAAGGATCGGATCGCTCAGAAGGAATTGAAGCAGTCCAAGATCCTGATGGTCCACGACAACCCGTCGATGCTCAGCCTGATGGCGGGCGAGAAGGTTCACAAGCAGCAGCCCCAGGTACCGGGAGCGGAGTACACCGCCGAGGGCAACCGGATCGTTGGATACCACCCGGTGTATGCCGAGGGCACTCGTAATCCCGACATGATCCGGGCCGACTATGACGCCCGGCGTAAGGCCGTGCTGGGGGAGAGCTCGCCCGAGACCCGGGACTTCGATGCCGAGATCCAGAGCCAGCAGGCCCAGGTCTCTCGGGCCGAGACCGAGCTCGCCGAGCAGATGGAGATCCACCGCCCGAACTTGGAGGAGGCCAGGACTCACCTGCAAGGGATCCGCAACGAGGTGGAGGAGCTCAAGGCTCAGCGCAACTCGCTCAAGGGTGTCGGCAACACTCAAGCCCGCATCGATATCGACGCTCAGATCAAGGCGATCCAGGAAGGGCGGCTCAAGGAGGCCGAGGATCTCTACCAGCAGTTCGCCGAGCCGATCACCAGGGCCAAGGCCAACATGGAGTTCGCTGACAAGCGGCTGCAGACCCTGCGACGTCGGCAGGAGGAGAACGCGCTCGGCTCACCCGCTGGTGGCGGTGCCGCTCCTCGGGAGTGGCCCGAGCAGGAGCCCCTGCCGTTCACTCCCCAGCAGATGGGGCAGATGCGGGCCCAAGCGGCCAAGGACAACGCCGTCGAGCGCCAGTGGATGCGAACCCCCGAGTACCGCGAGTCCCTCGCGATCAAGGAAGAAGTTCGCCGCATCCAACTCGAGCGGATGAACGAGCAGGCGCTGCTCGACGTCAAGATGAACTCCAAGTACTCGCCGCTGGCCATGGATGGCAACGGCAACATCACCATCCCGCCCAAGGCTCGGGACCCCAAGGCCGAAGCGGTGATGGCTCAGCGAGACGAGTTGGCCGAGAAGATCAAGATGGCTCAGGAGAGCCTGGACGCCGAGACCAATCGCTACTCCATGGTCGAATGGACCCGGCGGCCCAAGGAGCACTACGCCAAGGTCCGCCAGTACGAGAAGGAACTGGACGGGCTGCAGGACCAGTTCAACAAGCTGAACCACGAGATCGCCGCCTACGGCTACGAGAAGTACCGGGGCACGGCGATGCAGGCGGTGTTGGATGAAGCCATCGCCCGGCAGAAGCGGATCGCTGCCATCGACAAAGAGCTCCGCCGCCGCCAGCGCAGGTTGAACCAACTCGAACGTCCGGTCAAGGCGGTTCGGGCGCGTAAGGAGGCTTACGCCCAGAAGATCGCCAAGCAGAACGACGCGATCCGCAAGAACGCCGAGCGGGCTGCGATTCCCCAGGTGCCGCGCTCGGTCCGCATCCGTGAGCAGCTGGCTTCGATCGATCGTGATGAGCAGGAGGCCCTGCGCTCGGCTCGGGCCAACTTGATCGGCTACCGCCCTGACGTCGAAGACACCACAGTCTCGGTCCCCACCCCGGTGCGGGTGGTCCCGCTGTCGGATGACTTCCTGGTCGAGCAACGGTTCCAGGAAATGGTCGGGCCTGCCGGAACACCCCCCGGCAAGCGCGGGACCCTCCACCCCGACGACGACGCTCTGCTGCGCGACTCCTACGCCATGCTCAACGACTCCGAGTACTACAAGATCGTGGAAGGGACCGATGATCCGATCGCCCTGCAGCACGCCCGGGCGGTGATCAAAGACATCGAGGCTCGCCGAGGTCCGGGTTACACCCGAGCTCAGCTGGCTACCGAGGCCACGCTCGATGAGTACGCCAACGAGGTGGCTCGGATCCAGCGGGCGCGGATGATCTACCCCAAGCCCGAGAAGGACACCGCTCCCTACCTCGCTATCCACATGTCGACCCGCCCGCCGGGTGGATCGATGAAGCTGACCGATCAGGCTGAGAAGGCCGTGCAGTTCGGGAACCGCGGCCGAGATCTGGGTACCGAGTTGAAGGTGGCGGGAGCGATCAACGATCGCCAACTCGCCAGCTACGAGCATCAGCTGGCGCAACTCGAGTACTACTCCCGGCTGTACGGCGGGGACTACGGCGACGAGACCCGCCCGCTGATCAATCCCGATGACATCGATCCCAAGACCGGCAAGCCCCGGGTCATCCCCAACATCGATCCCACGACCGGCTTGCCGATGCGCGGGGCGCCTGATCCCCGCACGGCGGCGGCGTTGGAACAGGCCATCCACGACGTCAACCGCACGACGGAGTTCATGACCCGGTACGCCTCGTTCCTTGCCATGGGTGGCGAGCCTTCACCTGACCTGGGTGCCTACATCCTGGCCCAGGGTCTGCGCGACGAGGTGCGGGTGCTGGACGACCAGATCGACAGTGTGGAGAAGCTCATCGGCGGAGGCGTCACCAAGAAGTGGGCCGCCTACGAGGCCAAGATCGCCAAGCACCAGAACGTGGTGGATGAGCAGCAGGCAATCATCTCTCGCATCGATCGGGAGTTCGAGGAGACCGGCTACCTCGATGCCCGGGCCAAGAAGAAGGCCCAGAACAAGATGGGCGAAGCCAAGCGGTTGATGAACGAGTTGGAGGAGCCCGACACCGGCTTCATGGATCAAGAGATCATGGCGATGCTGGACTTCGCCACCAAGCGGGTGATGGACGTGGACGATGCCGTCTCGTACCTGCGCGATGTCCGCAACCTGCGCGAGCGCATCGACTATCCCGCTCGCAGGCGAGCCGAATTGGAGCAGTACGTCCCTCGCATCGCCTCGGACTTGCAGGAGACGAAGAACGCCATCACCCGCCGTCGCCAGGCGCTGACCAAGGCCCTCAACCGTGGCGACGAGACGGTGACCATTTCGGGGATGGCTTTCCCGCAGAAGATCAACCTCACCGTCGAGGAAGCTCAGGAGATGATCGACTCCGGGGCATACCTCAAGTCGACGGCCCAGGAAGTCCAGAAGGGAATCGACGCGGCACGCCGGGCTGGGCGCAGCCACGTGGAGATCTCCAAGTACGACCGCTACAGCGCCACGATGACCGTCGATGAGCTCGAGGATGAGATCGCTCGCCTCGAAGCCACGGTCGAGTCGGGGGCGATGACCCTCGAAGCCAACCGGCTGAAGCTGTCGGTGCTCGACGGCACCGCCAACATCGAGCGCGACCAACTCGCCACCATCATCCAGCGGATCCACAATCCGCCCCAGCCCGACCAGCTGCAGCAGATGCGCAACGAGCTCGCTTTGATGTCAGCGAGCGACAGCGAGAGCCACCTGCGCCGAGCCGAGTTCTTGCAGCGTCAGATCGATGTGATCGAGAACCCGCCTACCGCCGAGGAGCTCGCCGAGTACACCCGTCAGTGGAAGCGGCTCGATGATGCGATCAAGGGCTTCGAGGATTCGGTCACCACCGAGTACGCCGGGATGAAGGCGGTCATCGACAGCGGGCAGGAGTTCTTCACCCAGCTGGTCAACGGTCAGCGCTCGCCTACCCGCCAGGACATCCAGATCATGCGCGACCTGCTGGGTGCTGAAGCGGCCGACGTGGCAGACCAGTACATCCAGAACGCCAACCGCATCCTCAGTCAGTACGGCACCAACATGAGCCGGGAAGATCTGGTCGAGGTATTCGATTCGATCCGCCGGGTGGTGGGCGACGACTCCCTCAGCGAGTACATCACTCGCAACCTGTTCGGGGGGATGAGCGAGGGCGACATCATCAACGCCGACGTCTACCGCGGGGAGATCATCAACGCGATGATCGCCGCGGCCAAGACCAAGCACTCCGACGAGATGCGCCAGTTCGCCGAGATGTTCGATCACATGGGATTCCAGGTGTTCTCCGGGCGCACGAAGTCCGAAGTCGAGCGGGACATCAAGCTGCTCCAAGACGAGATTGCCCTCAACCCCAGCGGCGCTCCCACTTCACGCCAGGACGAGAAGATGCAGCTGCTGCAGAAGGAGCTCGTCGCCCCCGGCTCGCCGTTCACCCGCAAGACCATGTTGCAGGCGATGGGCTACAACATGAGCCGCCAGACTCTCGATACCCACCGGATGAAGCAGTTCATCATCAGCCAGTTCTCGAGGCAGGGCTTCGATCCGGTGGAGTCGTTGCGGGACAAGCTGCTCACCCTGCGGATGCGCCGTTCCCGCGTGCGCACGATGATCCGTGGGCTGGGTGGTGCGACCAACGAGCCCAAGCTGGCCAACCCCGACAACTTCTACCGCTTCATGTTCGGGGAAGCGGAGCCCAAGGTGATCGCTCCCGCCGAAGACACCAAGAAAGCGGTGGCCAAGTCCAAGGCGAAGAAGAAGGCTGAGGCTGCGGCGCCGCCCCCCGAGCCCGTCCCCGAGGCGGCGGTGCCGACTCCGACCGAACCCGTGGCCGAGCCCGTCACCAGCGGCAAGACCTACGACGAGTTGCAGGCGGAGATGGACGCCGTGATCGAAGATCCGAACTTGACCATGGAGGAGAAGTCCGCCCGGTTCAACGAGCTCATGGCCCAGCAGCAGAACCTGTCCCCCGCCGAGCAGGTTGAGCCGCTGCCGCCGTCACCGACCGCGCCACCCGAGCCCACCCCGCCACCGGCTGCAGCCGCTCCGCCTGCTGGTGCGCCGCCGAAGAAGATGGCGTGGACCAACGTCACCACTGGTGGGTGGGAGACCGCTGAGGGCTACCGGATCGTCCCGAGCCCCGAGGGCGGCTACCGGCTGAACGGACCCGCAGGCGAGGATCTCGGTGGTTTCACCAGCCCCCGCCAGGCCAAAGCCACCGCTGATGCGCATCGTTTCAGCGGTGAAACGATTCCCCCCGCGGTGCCCGAGGCAGCAGCAGCGGCCCCACCGCCGCCGCCACCACCGGAGACGCCACCAGCAGGAGCGGCAGCCCCTCCGCCTGAGGAGCCTACGCCTCCCTCGGATATCGACAAGATCGAAGCGTTCCAGCGCGGTGAGATCCCGCTCAGCGAGCTCGAGGGCCTGCCGCCAGGAGTGGGGGAGCGCCTCGAGGGTGCGATCGCCGCCGAGGCAGAGGTGCCCACCGGACCAGCGCGCCAGGAGTCAGCACGAGAGTGGCTGGTCCAGCAACAGTTGAACGAGCTCAACGACATCCAGATGATCCGCGGCGAGTTCAACGATGCCGAGCAGACGTTGTACGACAACCTGCAGGCCGAGCTCGCCCAGCTGCGTCAGGGCCGCCGGGCCGATCCGATCACCCAGCGCTACGGTCCCGAGGGCGTCAACTCACCAGAGTTCCTGGCCGAAGCCGAGGCCCGCAACTTGTCGCCCAAGTCGTACGAGGAGCTCGTCCGCTACGAAGCTCGCCGAGCAGGGCGTCCCAACGAGGTCATCTACGACTGGGAGTCGGTGTTGTTCAAGGGCGGACCGCGCTTCGACGTGGCCCGCCGGATGCGCCGCGGTGCCGAAGGCGAGTTCGAGCGCCGGGCTGCCCAGATCTCCGGGTCCGCTGCAGTCCGGCCCTCGGGTCCGTTCACCCAGGGCGCGCTGCCCCAGCAGGCGGAGGCTGCCGCCGCCCCCTTCGCTGCTCTCGGGCGCCAGCAGGAGAAGTTGCAGGAGATGTACGGCCGCACGGAGATGGAGCTCGAAGATCTCCACTCCGAAGCGGTGCGGCTGGCGTCCCAGGCCGAGCAGAAGGAACTGGCTGCCTCGCCAGAGGGCATCTACGGGCAGGAGTACCAGGCCGGTGTCGATTGGTTGAAGGCCCAGGACATCCGCCGCGAGGGCGAGCGAGTGCAGGAAGCGGCGCAGTCCGACATCAACGCCATGATGGTGGGCCAGTCCGAAGCCCGCCTCGAACTCCACCACGCCGAGCAGGAGTACACCCACGAACTGCTCAAGGCGGACAACGAACTCGGTCACGTCCGCTCCCAGATCGTCGCCGCCCACAACGATGTGGCTCACCTCGACGCGGCCAAGGAGCAGTTGGAGCGGGCGATCAACGCCAGTCCGCAGACAGCGATCGAGTTGCAGAACCAGCTGAATGATCTGCGCGTCGTCAACCGGATGCGCAAGGAACTGACTGGTGCCGACGAAGCCGACATGATCTCGATCGAAGCGATGATCGATGCCGGGCTCGAGGCCACCCGGCGCCTGCGCATCACCGAGGCCAGCGAGGGTGTGCTCGCCATGCGGCTGCGCAACTTCGAGAACGGTGCCTCGATCGTGGCCCCCCAGATGGCCAGGCGGGTGGTCGACGGGTGGAAGGAGTTGGCCAAGCAGCACCTCACGGGTGAGGACGCGGTGTACGTGGCCGATGGTCTGTCGCGGGCGCTGCACAACGCCACGGTGTCGTGGAAGGACGAGAACTTCTGGAAGCAGGTCGAGAAGTACACGGCCTTCTTCAAGACCTACGCCACCGCCACGCCTGGGTTCCACGTCCGCAACGCGCTGAGCTCGATGTTCATGAACGCCGTGGCGGGTGTGCGGCTGAAGCACACGGCTCGGGCCATGCCCGCTTGGCGGGAGTTCAGGACCAACCCGAAGCAGTTCTGGCGGGAGGCCGACGAGCAGACCCGCATGGCCTTCGCCATGGTCTTCGGGTCAGGAGCGGGCGGCCAGTTCATGGAGCGCGGACTCGGCACCGAAGTCACCATGGGTGGCAAGGCCTACCGGAAGTTGATGAACAACAAGATCACCGAGTGGAACAAGCGCCTCGGTGAATGGGTCGAGGGCCCGACCCGGCTGGCGATGGCGATGGACTCGGTGGACCGGGGGATGAGCCTGCACGCCGGGACCAACCGGATCACCAATTTCCACTTCAACTACAACGAAGTGAGCGGCATGGACCGGGCGGCCAAGCGGATGATCCCGTTCTGGACGTTCATGAGCAGGAACATGCCGCTGCAGATCATGCAGATGTGGCTGCACCCTCGGGCCTACCTGCACTACCAGTCCTTGGTGCGCAACTTCTCCGAGGAAGGCGACCCGCTCACCCCGGATTACTGGTTGGCTCAGGGGGCATTCACGATGGACCCGAATGCCGCCAAGAAGGATTCTGCATGGTTCCTCGCTCCCGACCTGCCACATCTCCGAGTCTCCGAGCCATTCGTCGCGGCGAGCCAAGGGGACTGGGGCAAGGCGCTGCTGTCAGACATCAACCCGCTCATTGCTGCGCCGCTGGAAGCCTTCGGGGTGCGGCAGAAGTTCTACACGGGTGCACCGATCGAGGGATACAGCCAACCCGAAGGAGCGATGGCGGCCTTCACCCCGATCTTCCAGATGCTCGGGGCCACCGAGACCGGCGGGACGAGCGGGGAGACCCTGGTCCCGGAGAGTTGGCAGCACATCCTGCGCACGATGGTGCCGACCGTGGGTCTGGCTGAGCGGCTCACCTCCACCACTGGTACGAGGGCCGGTCGCCAAGGTGAGACGATCCTGCGCGCTGCTACCGGTGCACCCGTCTACAAGCTGACGCCTGAGCTCCGTCAGCAGCAAGCCCAGCGGCAGTACTTCGCGGCGAAGGACAAGCTGGAAGCCATGAAGGACCTGGCGAGGAGTTGAGATGCCCGCACCACGACTGACCATCGATCAGCTGCCCGAGGACACCGCCCTGGGTGGTGCCGAGTGGTTGATCATCCAGGATTCGGGAACATCGAAGAAGGTGGCGGTCAGTGCCATCGTTGCAATCAACCAGAGCGCGCTCGATGCTCACCTCAACAGCGCCGATGCCCATGATGCGGTGGCCGTGTCGGCCACGGCCTCGAGTGCCACGGTCAATGGTCCCAACGTCCAGTCCCAGTTGGGTCAGATCGTCGCCGAGTTGGCGGCGCTGGCTGATCGGGTCACCGCTCTCGAAACACCATAAGGAGAAACATGGCAACCAAGTCCAGCGAATCACCTGAGCCCGAGGTCAAGGGACCCGATGGTCCCGCGGGCGACGGGGGTGCGACCCCGAAGTCACGGCCCGACTACCAGTACCAGTGGCCCGCCAACCCCGAACCCTCCGAGGCGGCCAAGGCCAAGGCCAAGGAAGATGCCGACAAGTACAAGGAGCTCCACGGATGAGCGACGAGGAAGTGCAAGTCGGCGAAGAAGAAGGAGAAGGCGAGTTCGGCGACAAGGATCCCGACGACGCCGTGGACGCTGAGGCCGACGAGGGTGGGGAGTAGATACCTCACCGACCTGGCCAACGTCTGCCGGAACGCGGGACTGACCGTCAAGGAATATGGGGGATGGCAGACCCGCGCACGTGGGTCGGGCGGTTACGAGTCAGGTCGCCCGACCCACGTGATGGTTCATCACACGGCCAGTCCAACATCGTGGTCAGGGCAGAAGGATGCGGATTACTGCGCCCTCGGGGACGAGGACGCTCCGCTGTCCAATCTTTACCTCGACCGGGATGGGGTCGCCTGGATCCTCGCCGCCGGGGCGACCAACACCAACGGCAAAGGTAAGGACACCTGGGGTGGGGGGGTGCCGAACGACTCGATGAATAGTTATGCCATCGGCATCGAAGCCAACGGTGGCGCAGGAGCGTCCTGGCCCGAAGTCCAGCAGGATGCGTATGTCACGATGGTCTCCGCCCTCTGTCGCCACTATGGCATTCCAACACACCAAGTGCGCGGCCACTTCGAGTGGGCTCCCGATCGCAAGGTCGATCCGGCAGGACCATCACGGTGGGCAACAGGCAACAACTCGTGGGACATGGGTGGGTTCCGCAACGCCTGCGGCGGCGCGCCGACTCCGACCCCGACACCACCACAACAGGAGGACGATGACGTGCAGTGGAGAGTGGCCAAGCTCGATTCCAACGGGGCGTACTACATCGGTGACGGCAAGACCTCGTACTGGGTCTCCGACTCCGGTGGTGACATCACCATGATCGAGGCGAACATCCGCATGGCTCCCGGTGCGGTGAACGTGAAGCAGTTCACTGGAGCCGACGCCAACCAGAAGCCGATGGTCACGAACTGGAATGACGTCGGCAAGATCAACGCCACCAACATCAAGAAGTACGTCGGAGCGAACAAGCGGTTGTAGATGCCGCTTCCGAAGCCGCCGGTCACGAACATGACGGAGTTCGTGGTCTTCGTCTTCGTCACCATCGTGGCGATCATGTTGATCGGTTCGGTAACGACGCTGATCGTTCTCTCGTTCACTGATCCAGATGGCGATCGTTCGGGGTTGGTCAACATCCTCACCGACACGATGAACACGATCATCGGTGCACTCATCGGCTTCGTTGCCGGGAAGGGGCAAGGCCGCTCCGAAGTGCATGACGAGATAGCTGAGCGGGAGGCCCACAAGAAGGAGGATGGGTCATCGGGATGACGCCATACCAGGGAGCGGTCGCAGTAGGCGCGATCCTCGCGGTGCTAGGTGTCGGAGTGATGACCGGATTGATGGTGTCAGCATCAGAGGGGGGGGCATCGACTACAACAACAGTGGCACCGGCGATTCCCGTCCCCTCCCAAGGGCCGCTCGGTTCGCCGGGGCCACCCGGACCACAGGGAGAACAAGGTGAACAAGGCCCTCCTGGCCCTAGCGGGGCTGACGGTGATCGCGGTCCTGGCGGACCTGTGGGACGCCCTGGGCCGGTCGGTCCAGCCGGGCCCCGTGGACCCGCGGGTCCACAAGGCCCTTCCGGCGCGCCAGGCCCTGCGGGTGTTGATGGGGAAGTCGGAGCTCCCGGAGCCCCCGGAGCGCCCGGCGTCGACGGAACCAACGGGGTGGACGGAGCCCCCGGTTCACCTGGCCCACCTGGTCCCCAAGGGCGCCAAGGTATTCCGGGACCAGCAGGGTCGGATGGCGTTCAGGGGCCAGCCGGTGAGCGAGGACCAGTGGGTCCGGCTGGTGGGCCGGGTGTACAAGGTGAACCAGGCCCCCAGGGCGATCCGGGACCCCCAGGCCCCCCGGGCCCGCCAGGGGGACTCACCTGCCCGGCTGGGTTCTCACCGTCCGAGCTCACGCTCAACGCGCCGGGAGGGCAAGTGACCATGTACGTCTGCTTGGAAGGAGGATAGATGCCACATCCAGGACGCAAGCCGCCACCGCGGCGCACGCCCAACCAGCAGCTGACCCGAGGATTGAACCGCCGAGCCAGCGTGCGCGGGGCAATCGGGCGAGGCGGCGGACCCGGGGCGGCCAACCGCCAGACCTTGAAGCGAGGGAAGCGTGCCCGCGGAACGCTTCACTAAGAAGGCCACCACGCCGAAGAAGAAGCGTCAATGGGATGCGGTGTACCAGTCGGCCAAGGCCCGTGGCGCATCGCCGGGATCGGCGATCCGCCAGGCTAGTGGGGCTGTCAAGAAGGGTAGGAAGAAGCGGTGAACTCACCCCTGGCTTACGTCCTGCTCGGCGCGGTCGTCGCAGCCGTGATCGTGCTGCTCATCATCGTTCTGTAGCTCACCGAGGGCAAAAGGGGGGAGCCTGGCCAAGCTGACCAGGCTCCCCGGTTTAGATGGTTCCTGACTCGTAAGCGTCGTCCAACCAGGACTGGATGATGGCCACCACCGTCACCCAGTTCTCGATGCTCATGCTGAGCCCTTTCTTCGAAGCGTGCCACGCCCCAGCTGTGTCCTGCCAGAACGACCGGACGTCGATGGTGGTGAACCCATCGACGCTGTTCCGGTTGACCGTCACGAAGATTCGATGACCTGGGTTCTCGGTCTCGAGTTCCACCAAGTCGGCGAGGCGTTGCCAGTGGGATGCGGAGTGAGCCATCAGGCAGGCAGGTCTTCCAACGCCGTGAGTGCATCACGATGACGTTTGGTCAGGATCGCTGGTGGCACGAGCGGCCAGTGGCGGACGAGCACGAACGTGTTATCAGCGCCCGCCCCCCATTCAGCGAGGCCGTAGCGGATGAGGCGTTCCAAGGCGGCGACCAAATCCACCTCGGTCATTCCCGTCAAGTGGGCCCATGCCTTGACCACCACCCCCTGAGTGGGAGCGACGGCGAGCCATCGATCCATCAGCCGGGCCAACACCAAGGCGTGCGGCCCGATGTACGGCAGCCAGTTGTCTTCGACGTACTCCGAACGGACTCGTTGAGTCCCCTCGGTCGGTTTGTCGTCGGCCGAAGCCAGGATGAAGCGAGTGAGCGTGATGCTCATGTGGTCTCCTCTTTCTGTGTGGTCCACCCTGGTAGGTCGGGTGGTGGTGGTGGGTTGAGACGTTGCTCGAGCAGTTCGTAGATCGCCAACAAGGCGTAGGCCACGCCAGCTGGATGTGCAGCCAGCTGACGTGCCCTAAGCGCATGGTCGCGATGAGCGCCGCTCACAGATCCCCGGCGAGCAACTCACGCAAAGCGTGCAAGCTGCCCTCGAGATGAGCGATGCGCTCCTCTTTGATGTAGACCTTGTGCTCCAACTCCTCGATGGATCGTTTCAGCGCTGAAACGTTCTCGCTGGGCCCGAGCAACTCACGGACCTTCTCGAGCACTCGCATCGCCTCGAGCCCGGCTTCGGCAGCCTCTCGTTCGACCTGAATGATGGTCGACTGCCTGCTAACCAGCTTGCCGCTGGCATTCCGCGGCTCATCGGCGGAGATGAAGGTTCGCCTGGTGCTGCCAGGCTTGGCCTTGATCGTCTTGCCCGGGATCTCACCCCGGCGGATGTGGAACTGCTGGTGAGCCGTCACACCCTTGGGGTGCTTGGCCACCAGCGGATCGTCCTGCGGACAATGAGCGCAGGCGTAGTCCTTCGTGCCGTCCGACCATGTGCGCTCGATGATCGAGTCCGAGACCTTGCCCTTCACCGTGGCATAGGGCTCCTCTGACACGATGTACGGCCCCCCCTTGGGCAGCGGCTCATCAGCGGTGATGGGTTCGATCACGGGACCGAAATCGTCGGGCAGGAAGTCTTCCACCAGGTCGTACATCAACCGGGCATGAGATCGTTCGAGCTTGGTCGTCTTGACGATCTCATCGATCAGCTTGCGATCGATGCTCTGCCCCGGTGAGTGCACCGCGATCTGGTGAACCCAGCTGCGGAACACGTCCGACTTGATCGAGGTGTTGTCGGGCACCCGGATCTGCTTGCCATCTTCGGCGACGAGGGCCACGGGGCCGTTCTCTCGCTGTTGGATGCGCCAACCCATCGAGTTGGCGAGCAACACGGCCGCAGCCGCATCTCGTGACCGGAAATAGGTCACGTCCATGGGCCGAAACTTGGCCACTTGTATAGTTGTATCAACCATGTGAATTGCCTTTCTGTTGTGGTCTGATTGGTTTGGGGGCCCGTGAAGCGGGCGGATGACGACCCGCTCCACGGGCCGTGGTGTCAGCGCGTGAAGCGCTGAGATTGTGCACTCCGAGCCTTGGTCAGAGCGCCATCCACGGTGTGGTATTCGCTCAGGGCTTCGTCGTAGTACTTGCCTTTGAGCCTGCCCAACTTGTTGGTCAGCGCATCGTAGGTAATCGACAATGACTTGACGATGAGCCGCAACTCGTCGTCGTTGAACGTCGGGTTCCTGGCCCCGTCCATTGGTCTTTCTCCTATGGTCTCATCCATTCGACTCCCTCCGCTTGACCGGCGAGAGCGATGGCCTTGTAGATGACGGCGTGCTCGTGTTCATCGAGCGCGTCCATCTTGAACCATGGTCGCCCCATGAGGGCGAGACAGGGCTCGTCCTCTCTGCCCCGCTCCGGGATGAGCGCCACCCTGACCAGGGCCTGGGCAAAAGCCGGATGCCCCGACTCGTACAGAGCGGCATGGACCTTCTCGGTCACGTCGATCCAGTCCGAGGCCACCTCGTCCCAACGCTCGAGATGAGCGCCTTCGGGGATCTCCTCGATGGACGAGAACCCGGGACCGTGCTTGATCTTGCCGTACTGGTTGAGCTCGTGCTCGCCCTGGGCGAGGGTGATCTCACCCCTCATCGTGCGGGTGGCGATCTCCAACGCCTTCATGTAGTCGTCGTCATCGAGACCGTCGAACAGGCCCGAGGCCTTGGCCTCCTTGATCACCGCCTGGGTGAGTTCGTCGTACTCATCGGGGGTGAGCTTGGCGAATGCTGCCAATTCTTCGGGAGTTGGATCACTGTTTTGTGTCATCTGATTCCTTTTCAGGGCTGAAACGCCCTAGTTGTTTTCGATAGCGAAGTGTCCTTTCATCACTTCGAGGAGCAATCCTGCGGATTGCTCGGGGTCACCTTCATCGGTCAGGTGGCGGGGTTCATCGAATTGCACCGTGCCATCGGCGTAGTAGAACGTGATCATCGAGTCGTAATTCGACACACCGCCATCGGGCAAGCGATAGACGATGATGAGGTTGAGGCATTCCTTGGCTCGAGGATCACGCTGGAAGTCACCCCGTTCATAGTCGGGATCGAGGTCCTCATCAGGACCGAACTCGCGCATGTAGGCCTCAGCCATGAACGCCACGAGTGCCGGTTTCCCGAACTCGTTGCGAGCGGCCTGCAACGTCAGATCCAAGAGCATAGGCGGCTCGATATCGTCACCGATCACGACTGGCTGGATCATCGCCAGGGCGGGCTTGTCGGCGCTCACGTAGACCACCTGGGGGCCCAGATCCTCGGGACCGTTGCGAGTGAGCTCGATCTTGGCGGCCATCGCCGCCGTGAGCATGTGGTCCCTGATCTGCAGAGCGAATTCGGGCATGTCTTCCAGAGGAATGTGGACGTGGCGGAAGCGGAAGGGGAAGTCCAATCTGTCTGTTCCTTTGGTTGCGGGTGGATGATGATGGGGCGGCCGCCCTGAGCCATCCGTGAGCCCAGGGCGACCGCGATTTGTTTCAGCGCTGAAACGATCAGTCCTTGCGGACCGTTCCCGTCCAGTCGCCATCGGTGTCGTACGTCGACATGCCGTCTTCGAGGTTCTGCTGGACGGTCCGGTGGACCGCCTGGCGGACGATCGTGGAGATCTCCCCATCGATCCCCGAGCGCTCCTGTGCCTCGGGTGCGTCCTGCATCAGGTCGAACTGCGGGCGCAGGTCACCCGCGGCATAGACCAGAGCGTCGGTTCCGATCGGTCCGATCAACCCGCCGTTGGTGACGACGGAGAACCGGACTGCCCGGTCGAACACTTCCTTGACGAAGGCAGGCATGTACCCATCGCAGGCCTGGAACACCGCAGCGAAGTCGGTGTCGTCATCGAGGTTCTCGTTCCCGATGACACGACGAGCGAGATACTCGACGCCTTCCTGGTCCATCGCCCCCAGGGTGATGAGGCTGTCCATGCGACCTGGCCGCATCATCCCCTTGTGGATCTTCTCGATGTGGTTGGTGGTGAGCACCACGATGAGCGGCATCCCTTTGGCATCGATGCCATCGAAGGCATCGAGCAAGCGGCTGATCCCATGGGGGTCATCCTTGGTCACCAGCAGGTCAGCATCCTCGATGAGGACCACGGCCGGGCCGTAGATCCTCGCCGTCATCAGCGTCGTCTGCCAGTTGTCCTTGCCAGCCCGGTTGAAGATGAAGGTCCAGTCGTACTGCTCGCAGAGCTTGGCCGTGAGGTAGGCAGCGAGCGACTTGCCCGTGCCGTAGGTCCCGGCCAAGGTGACCACGCGCTTGATCGACTGGTTCAACTCCCGCATCGCGTTGGGGAACTTGATCCCCGCCCAGATGTGGGCCTCCAAGCTCATCTGGACCTGGCGGTGGTACACCACATCCTCGAACTTGATGTGACTGGTGTCGATGAACCCCGGAGTGTCAGCCCCGGTGATCGCCTTGCCCCGATAGATCGAGCTATTGCGGAGTTCGAGCTCGATGAGATGGAACAAGCCCTCGATCACGGCGCGGTCCTTGCGACGGCACCGAGCCGAGATCTGGAACACCTGCCCCAGTTCCTTGTCCAACGCCACATCGAGAGCGATGACGCAATCGTCCACGAAGGGCAGGAACATCTGCCCCCACGGGACGGTCAGCGTCTCGTTGACCCCGACTTCGATTTCGATCAACTGCGGCGGGCGGTCGCCGAAGATGGAGCGGATCGTCCGGCCCATGGTGAAGCCGAAGTGTTCCTTGATCACCCGAGCCGTGGCCGCAGCCCCGTCGAAGGGACGGAACTTGAAGGTGCGGGTGACGGTGTAGGCCTGCTCCTCGTCCTGCACTCGCTTGTTGAGGAAGTCAGCCGCTTCCTTCAAGCTCATGCGGTTGGGGATCGTGAAGTGATCGCCCCACGTGATGTCATCCTCGGACGCCAATTGGCCACCCAACTTCGCCAGTTGTTCGAGAACTTCCTTGGCGATGGCCGCTTGGCTCTTTTCTACTGACCTAGTTCGTGTCGCCACGTACTGGCCCCTTTCTTCTGTTGTGGTTCCTGAGCCGGTGTGCCCAGGGGGGTCAGGGACACCGGAGAACGCCGACGAGCCCGCCATGCCAGCAGGCATGACGGGCTCGTCCAACAAAGTTTCAGGGCTGAAACGATTCGGGGTCTAGGTCACCTCGATTTCCACAGCCTCGTACTCGACTTCGTTGTCATCGAGATCGGGGTTGTCCTCATCGATCAAGACATAGAACGTGCCGCCGAAGCCCCCTCCTTCTTCGAGCATCTCTTTGACCACGCTCTTGACTTGCTCGGAAGTCGGCACTTCCTCCATTTCTGTGGTCGACTGCACCTTCACGTTCAGGTTGAACGAGAAGGTGTGCCGGTCCAGGGCTGGGGCTACGGAAACTTCCATCGTCTGCTGGCAGTAGTTGCATTGGTAGCCATCGGTGACCCGAGTCACGCTCAGATGTGGACAAAGATCGGCCAACATCATCTCTCTTTCTGGATGCGGCGGGTTGCATCCGTCGCCGTAGTAATGGGTTCGACCATCACTCATCGTCATCCTCCAACATTCGATCGGCCCAACGGTCTCGTCGGTCCTGCAACTCGAGCTCGTGCTGGCGTCGGTCGCGGGCCTGATAGGCCCGGACCAACACGACGAACGAAATGAAAACGACAACGATGGCCAGGATGGGAACAGCCACCCTCATGGCTGCGTTCCCGGCGTCACCGCGACCACTGGTGGCGTGGCCGTGAACACGTCCGGGAAGTCGTTGCCTTCGGCTGCCTTGACCAGCGCACAGTCCTGATCGAGCTCGGTCAGGTACTCACACCAGGCGTAGGTGTTCGAGGCATCAGCCGCCGCCACTCGACCCTCTTGCTCGGCGATCTGCTCCCGAGCGTTGGCCGCTTCCTCTGCGGATTCGGCTTCGATGGTCAACTGGTCGGCCACCTCTCTCGCCTTACGAGCAGACTCGGTAGCCACGGCTATCTCGTTGTCAGCCTCAGTGCGGGCGCGCTGCGGGCGAGCGATCAACTCCCGGTCGCCCTCTGACATGGTGGGCTCGGGTAGTACCACGCTGATCCGTCCGCACGCCTCCGTACCTTGGCCGTAGCGGTATGTCGGGGCACAGAAGTACCGGCCGCCCAACTGCTGAGCCAGCGTCTCGGTCAGCACCCGCCCAAACTCGGTGGCTGCCTCGTCTCTGACCCCGCCCACGTTCAACGCCACCGCTGTTGGGTCGAGCGACTGCAAGACCCGCGGGGCTACGTCTCTCACGACGGGACCCACCCTCACGTTGAGGAATTGGCTGACCCATCGTGAGTCGTCGGCGTTGAAGTCGGTGGCATCGAGTGGCCGTAGGTGCTGCTCGATCAGGTCACACCCCGCTGGCTTGTCGTCATTCATGACCGATGAAATCGTGAACGTCAACGAGGGCGAGAACGTGAGGCTGATCCCACGCACCGTGACCACGACGTCAGGCAAGCCGTCTGACTTGTCGTACTGCCTGACGTTGACCGGCACCTGATACGTGGAGCCCCCGACGTTGATGTGGGTGCGCCCTGCGCCAGGCGGGACGGCCTTCTCGAATCCCTTCGAGTCGAACATCCCGCCCTTGTAGACGCAGGTGAAGTGACTGGCGTCCGGCGAAGTTGCCGAACGCCAGTACACACAGCCACCGATCAGCCCCGTGAACACCGCGAGGATCACGAAGATCGCGATCCCGGTGATGAGGTAGAGCTTGGTGTCTCTCATTCAGCCGCAATTCATCTGTGGAGCGATGCACTGGACGGTCGTGTCCACCCCATCACCCTTGGCCGTGGACCAGGCGATGAGGATGGCGACGAACAGGGCGACGAGGAGCCCGGCAGCGATGCCATCACGTGGCCCGCTGGCTTTGTCGCCTGCGGTGTTGCGCAGGCGCAGCCCCTCACCCCCATTCGGTCGCTCGTAACGGTCATCGAAATCATTCATCATTTCTTCTTTCTGTTGGTGTTGCCGCTCTTTCTGGCGGCGCTGATCTTGGCTTTGGTTTCGGCCGACAAGCGTTGGCCCTTCCTGGCTGCGCTGATCTTGGCCTTCGTTGCTGCTGAGAGGGGCCTCCTGGGGGCCCTCATCTTTGCCTTGTGCTCGTCTGACTCCGGTTTCCCTTTCTGGTGGTAGCTGGTGTGGCATTTCAGATGGCCGCATCGCAGGTTCTCCAACGAGTTGTTGCTGCGATCCTCGTCCACGTGGTGGATGATCCCATCCAATGGCCCACGACCAACGAGGGTGGTTACTGGTTCACCACACCATTCACATGGATGAGGCAGCGAGTTCGCCGCCAGCCATATGTCCCGGTAGATGAAGCGCGAATCACGTTTCATCCGCTGCTTCCCCCACCAAACGATCCTTGGTGTGATCGCCGTAGGGGCCCATGTAGATCCCGACAGTCGGTCGTTCAGCATCCGACTGCGGGTACAGGTAGATGTACAAGGGTTGCTGTTCTTGGTTCAGAAACTCGAGCCGCCATCCCACATACGGATAGCCCTGATCATGGTTCCCGGTCCATGGCATATAGGACCATTCGCCAGCAGCACCGATATGCGAGATTGCCTGCAACACGTGTCTGACCTTGCCCAGGTCGCTCACTTCGCCAAGGCGAGATGAGCGTGATGGAATTCGGTCACCATCTCGCCGACGCCATCACGGGCATCGGCCAATGCGGCTGCGATATCACCATCGATGAGGCGTCGGTAGTTGCGGATGTTGCCCTTGCGCCGTCGCCCGTTGAGCACCCAATCGATCCGCTCCCAGCCTCTCGTCGCGGCCATGTAAGCCTCGGAGAAGTCACCCTGACGAGCGTGATCGATGGCATCTTCGAGGTAGCACCGCACCTCGGCCATGAAGTGCCGATCCTCGGCCTGCAAGCGAGCGAGCTCACCGTTGGTGAGGCTGCGCACCAGGTGTTCCATGGCCAAGAACTCATCGGGCCCCGGCAGCTTGGCCAGCATCTGATCGATCTCTTGCTGTTCGGATCGTTTCAGCGCTGAAACGGCAGCGCTCATGCCGCCCTTCGGCCACTCGGCCATCAGCGGCTCGAGAGCCGCCTTGTGCCACTGGACGAAGGCTTCGGCCTGAGCGTTGAGCAGATGGGCCCGGATGAGGGCCCGCCTGAGCTCAGGGGTGATTGTCATTGGTCTTTCCTTTCTGTTGTTCGAACGGCCCTTGGAGAGCCATTGGGATGACGCCCCACCGCGGGGCGCTCGTACCAGGCAACGAGCGCCCCGATGAGGCCGTAGAGCAGCATCGCCAGGGTGACTGCCCACAGGATCACGGTCTCGATGGCGTGTCTCATTGCGGCTCGGGCCCATGTGGCGGCGGCCGCCCTGAGCCACGCTCTCGCTGCAAGCGGGCAACCTCATGCAGCAATTGGGCAACGACCAGCCCCCGCTCGATGATCGCCCCAGGCAACTCGCTGGTGGCACCAGGAACCGAGCGCATCTCCACGGGTTCATCGGGTGGGGTCAGGTCAGCGGCGCAGTCGTTGCACGACACGACGATGTGACCGTTGGCGGCCAAGAACCGCTGGGATGATGGGGCCACCCACAGTTCAACGTCGCAGATGGCGCAATGCCAGACCGCCGAGCCCTCGACGGTCGTGTCGCCCTCGTCGCCAACCCGCAGGCAGACCAACAGGGTGGTCTCAGGCTCGGTCATCGGCAGCCGCCTCGCCATAGATCGACAACTGCCGAGCGAGCCGAGTGCACTCCAACATCACGTAGTCGATGGTCTTGTAGTGCTGACCGAAGGCCATGTCGCTCAGCCCCTTGAAGCTGAGCTTGGGCCCAAGTGGTCCGTACTTCTCGGCCATCAACTTGTTGGCCTCGAGCAAGCGAGCCTCGAGGCCAGGGCTCAGGTCCCAGGCATGAGCGCAATCGAAGCCGAACCACCAGATGTCGTGCTCCTCATCGGGGCCAGGGGTATGACACACCCCTCGCTCCTCATCCTCGCCAGGCTGACAGGGTGCCGAGTAGGTCAGCCCCCCATGCACGTCGAAGTGCGGCATGTTCTCGTCATCGGAGTACATCACCTGGTGCAGCGGGTGGCTCGGGCCCACGCCCGCATAGCCACACCAATGTCCGTTCTCGGGATGACGGACAGCGAGGCAGGGCAGCCCCGTCTTGGTGTCGGTCCACGACACCTTGTCGCTCTCGTCATCCCATGGACCCGAGCCCCAGCCATCACGGCTGAGGAAGGTCCAGTGCTTGGCCTCATGCATTCTGTTCTGTCTCCTCATAATCAGGATCGAGTCGGTACTCGGGATCGTGGATGGGACAACCAGGCACCACCCACCACACCCCGTCTCGGGGCAGGGCGTGCTCGTCAGCCTGGTGTTGTGGGCAGGTACAGCCTGCCCGGTGCGCCCGACGTGAGCCGGGTAGCTGTCGGGACATGGAAACTCCCTTCTGTGGAAACGTTTCAGGGCTGAAACGAAAACGACAAGTAGGCCACCTTCCCGGCTGGGAAGATGGCCTACTTGGGGTTACTTTCTCCGCAACCAGGCGCTCAGCCTGGCTGCGATACCGATGGTGATGAGCACACCAACGGCTTGCAGAACGCCCATCAGTAATCGGCGTTCTTGATCCATCTGCGGATCAGGACTCCCCCATACCAGTCAGCGAGTCGCTGCCGCTCGCTTCGTGGCATCCCGTGGGGGAGCCTGATCCACAATTGCTGCGGCGGTTGAACGTCGCAACCTGGCCGATCGCCGTAGTTCACACGGACGATGCGGCCATGACACGGGGGCATGGCCCCCAAGCCCTGGGCCGTCACGCCGTCCACGTGCGAACCCAGGGCTGAGGTGATGAGGAGACCGGCACCGATGAAGGTGATGAGCGCGGCTCCAAGAACACGGTCGAACATGCGGACCATCACAGAATCCCCATCCGCTCGCCGTTGTACAGCGAGCGCCGCGCCTTGTGGGCGTAGTGGCGCATGACGTGACCGCCCGCTGTGTGGCACGGGTTGAACCGCTCGGCTTCACACATCGGGCAGGCCACGGCCTCATTGATGCGCTCGATCTCGGCCCGCTCGGCCTGCTTGACGCTCATCATGTGGGCCATGTCCTCAGTCGTGAGGCCCCTGAGCATGGCGATCACCCGGCTGCCGTGAGCGAAACGAGGATCCGGCTCACGCCGTCCCGTGCGGGTGCAGCCGATGTTCTTTTCGGCGAAGCATTGCGGGCAGGCCAATGAGCCGATGGCATCGAGCATGAGCCCGAGCTTCTGCTCATTCTTCCAGGCTGCCCTGGCCCGACGCTCCTCAACAGCGACCGTGGCTTCGTGCTTGGCGTCCCGCTCGGCGATGAAGCGGTCAGCCTCGGCCCGAGCCTTCTTGATCTTGCGGAAGGCTGCTGAGGCTCGCTCATCGGCCGCCTTCATGTGGGCGGGCTTGGGCGCAGGCGAACCGTCTAAGGCCCAATTGGCGTTGTAGTCCCCATTCGTTTCAGTGCTGAAACGAATCGAGGGCAGGAGCGGGGAGTGGTCCCGAGCGATGAGCTCGATGAGGCCAGCGAGTTGGGCTGGGGACTCGAGGGTGATGGTGACTTCGTAGGTCATTGGTCTGATTCCTTTGGTCTGTGGATGTTTGGTGGCCCAGGGGCCTATGAGTGCGGTGTGGCTGATGTGGTGGCGGCCGCCGTGAGCCACACGCTGGGCACGACGGTCGATGGATGGGAAACGACGAAACCCCGATCCCGCATCAGCGGAATCGGGGTATCGGGGAATCGTTTCAGGGCTGAAACGAAAACGACAAGTGCGCCCCGTACCACAAACCGAT